AACTCATGCTGAATACCAATTTCTTTAATTTTTTCAATTCTTTCAAAGTTATTGTCTATTGGATTTTCAACATATTTTGCTACGCTTGAAAACCAATTAACTTTTTCTTCGTTTAGGATAATGGTTCGAGCAATTTCTTCCGCAGATTCGGATTGAATTGGATTTAATTTTTTAAGCTTAAATTTCTTTTTCAATTGACTCTCCACCTCCACGATAACTTTACCGTAAATCAACAAATTATCTCTTACTTTAGCGCAGCTATAAGAAGCGCCGATTGGTGAAATTTTTTTAGTTGATTGTTTGATATTGTCTGTGCCTACTGGTCTGCCTACTTCAGTTGATTTAACTGGTCCGGCAGATTTAGCTGATCCAGTTGGCTCAGCCGATTTTGCTCCTCCAATTAAAGGTTGATAAAATCCCTGATCCCGATACTCCACAAGTTCTTTTTGAGAGTTTAGAGAAGATTCTTTGTCTGGTAAGCGCCCAGTTTCTATGGCCGTTAAACCTTCTTCTGGAGTTAAAATACCAAGCTCTATTAATCTAGTATAGATTCTTCTTGCATTAGAATCATCTTTCAAATCAAAATCCTCATAATAGGGAATTGGAAAATTTTTGAACCCTAAAGATTTGGCAATTTTTTTAATTTCTTGAAATAAAAAATTATTAATAAAAGCCTGCCGCCCTTGACGCAATCTTCCTAAAAACACTTCTACTTTACTAGCCTGATTAGCAAACTTTTCTCCACCAACTAGAATATTATTAAGTCCCATGTTGATATCTCTATCAATAACTTCATATTTTTTAGGATCTAAAAGTTCGGAAATTTTTGGAATAACAAAGTCTGCTTTGGTTGTATAATCAGCAATTAAAACCCTACCGATTGATTCATTTTTGAAAAGTTCTTGCATTGCGGCCATTGCTTTTTGATTTACTCCGCCATCCTCCTCTTTTGCACCCATGGTAATCAATAGAATTGCCTGCTGCATTGTGCGGCTTATGGCCATATCCATTTTCTTTAATTCTTGCTTGTAATTTATATCTTCCAACACGGGAAATCCCATTGGAATGGCAAAAGGCTCATAATCTTGTTTTTTATAAAAAACCGCCACCATTTTATGCTTTTCTAATGGTAGTCTTACTAACGATGATCCTTTTTGCTTTATCTGGTCTTTAATCTCTTGAGGAAAACTATCATAAACTTCCTTATCCTCTTCACTTCTTGGTTTTTTAAGTGTGTCCAATTCGTAATCTGAAAGCACTTTATAATATTGCCCGGTACTAAAACTAAGCCGACTAACAAGTTGAATATCAGCCGGATTTAATATAGTGTATCTGGCTGGAATTTGATTTTTTTTCGCTAGAATTTGATTGCCACCAAACACCTGAGTAATTTTAGAAATTTCTTGGTCATTTAGTTCGGTTTCAAATTTATAAATAAATACATTGCCAGACCTATAGTATTCTCTATAAAATTTATCTTGCAAATCCCATAAATTAATTTTGTTAAATAATGCTTCAAAGAAGTCTCTTGATTTTTTGTTTCCGCCTCTGTAAAATATATTGCTCACTGAAAATTCAGTCATTAAATCAATAACATTTCTAAATACAGAAAAATTATAGTAAGCTTTTTGACAAAGCATCACCACATCCCGCACATCCAATGAAGAAGTGTCAGAGTAAGTTCCATTATACTTAAAAGGAATGACTCCATCATCAATATTTTTATATCTGTCGGTTCTTTCAATAGAACCGGCTCGATTTCTCCTAGTCGTGGTGGAGGCTTCTGTAGATAAAGGCAAAATCTCTTTTAAGTTTGGTTTTTTTGTTTTGCTCATAAATCATTATATGCGATAATTCGTTAAAGCATTAGCTAAATATACTGGGCGCAGTGGCTCGCCGAGCGCAGGAGGTTTATCAGGTAATCTAGTAAACGTGCAGTATACTGATCGGCCACTTACGGTCGGAAAAAACGGTGAAATATCATCTGGCCAATAAATATCAGAGCCCCAAATTATAGCGTCCTCCTTAACTTCACCATCATTACATTGCTTGTTAGTTATACGCATTGCAGCGACTGAACCGGTTAAGAATGTCCCAGAAACAAAATTAACTGTTACACCAGTACCAGTTATTCTGCAGTCCCACAAATCATACACACCAAAATCTATAATATTGTTTTTATTAGACTCAAGCAGTACTTGATATAAGTTATCACTTTGACTTCCGCCCGGGAGAATGCCCGCTTCCCCGGTTTTTATATTGAATCTCGTTTGTCCCGTTGGGCCTTGCGCTCCACTTGGACCAACGGGAAGAGCTATGACAGAAGTTAAAATCGCAGATGCGTCTCCACTACCAGAAATTCCAAAATAAACTCCAGAAAAACCTCCATTCGCACCCACACCCGTTCCAGAAGCAAAAATTACTCTTCTTCCAGATGGCCCGATTGGGCCCACTGGTCCTATTGGACCACCAGTTGGAATGGGAATTGTATTCGTATTTTGTCCATTGGTTAATGTAAAGAAAATGCCACTTCCAATTCCATCGGATCCGGTCAAGTGAACTACTCCGCTTACTCTAGCTCCGGTAGGGCCAATCGCACCCGTTGCTCCGCTGGGCAAAACGACAGTTCCAATTTGAATAGTATCCTCTCTTACGAAAGTTACGTTATTCCCATTTTGACTTAAATATCCAACCGAAAGACCTCTAGGCAGCGAAATTACATTTGTTAAAACTGCGGATGAGTCTCCCGCACCAGACAATCCAAAATACATTCCGCTAAACCCGATATTCGTTGCGTAAAGCTGTCCGGTTCCAGAAACAAAAATTATGCTTCTTCCAGAAGGACCAACTGGTAAAGAAATTGGAGAAGTTAAAGTCGCAGATGCGTCTCCAATTCAAAATAAACTCCACTAGTCCCTCCGTAAGTTGCGCTTCCAGTCCCCGAAGCAAATATAATACTTTTACCTTGCGCGCCGGTTGATCCACCAGTAGGAATAGAAATCGTGTTTGTATTAGTTCCGTTTGATAGATTGAAGAACATCCCGGTTCCTCCAGTATTCACAGCCCCAATAACAGAAACTCCAGTGCTTCCGGTTGGTCCAGCGGGGCCAACAGCAGAAACTATATCCAAATTAACATCAATAAGAATATTTGTATTAAAAATTCCGCTGAAGACTGGATTTCCTTCGACCATCTTGCAATAAGCCGAATTACAAGCATAAGGGCTTTGCACATCTACTTTAACAACTCCAGCATTTCCATTATAATTTAGAATTTTTCCATTCCAATATGTGCCCGTATCCGCTGCGACAAAAAGGATTTTTTGATTTACTCCATAAGCTAGATTTTTAAAAAAATCACCACTAAATTCCAAATCATCATTCAATGTAAAAGTCATTGAAGACGGGAAAGTTATCGGTAGGGCATTGTTTTTCCTTACGGAAAGTCCTATATCATTTGAAAAGAATGAAGTTTTATAAACATCCCCTTTTGGTCCAATTGGTCCCACTGGACCCGTCGCTCCACTTGGACCTGGCGCGCCAGTTGGCAACGGGAATGGATTAGTTTCTGATCCTCCAGAAAGAATATAAATATAAGCATTTACTCCAGCCCCAGAAGCCAACCGAACTCCCGTTATTGATAGTCCTGGATCCCCTTGTGGTCCAGAATCGCCCTTATCTCCTTTTATTGATTCTCCTGGAGGGCCGCGCAATCCACTTGGTCCAATTGGTCCTGGAGGAGCAGAATCAAATGTAAGGATTTGCCCAAGAACATAGTATTGATTTAAAGAGGGCTCATCCCCTTGTGGGATGAGGGTATCCGGTGCTTCAAATAGTTCAAAACCATATTTTAATCCGGTGACGGCATCATATCTTAAAGCACCAATTAATCCATCTAATTCATAAAAGTGATTAGATAAAACACTTTCGATGTCAACTTTAACGGGCGCATTTTCTGCCCCTATATATCTTCCAGTTGTTACGCCATTATTGAAAAAAGTAAATTTCAAAAATCCTAAAGGAAAGCCATTTTCGCCGGTCGACTCTAGAAAATTTGTATTGGTACCATCAACAACTAGAGTACCAATATCGCCATAAGAAAAATTATAAGTGAATCCTCTTATTAATTTGAGAGTAGGATTATATCCACTTGCTTGAAGTTGATCTATAAAAGCTCTAGGAGGAGAATTTTCGCCCGTTCTGAAACCCGTTGGAGGTCCTTCAAAAACAAAAGTAAATCCTCCAACTGGACCAATTTCTCCTTTCTCTCCACTTGAGCCACTAGGAAGTTCGATAAGAGTTCCAGTCGAGTTATCGCTAAACAAAAATCTAAAACCTTTTGCTCCGCCAAATTCTCCTGTTCCAGAAGGTAAAACGCCTGTGACATGAATTCCTGTGCCTCCAGAAGGACCAGCAGGCAAAGATATAACATCCGTGAAAGTTATTTCTGTATCATTTTTACCAGATAAACCAAAACGAATTCCGCTTGCACCACCATTAAGAGTCCCCACAGCTTGAACGCTAATAATTGCTCTGCCAGACTCGCCAGTAGGTCCAATCGCTCCGGTTGCGCCTTTTGGACCAACAACGCCAAATCCCAAATCGCCCGTTAAAGAAACTCCATTTATTTTTAAATCTCCATTCAGAACGGAAAGAAGATTTCCACCAATGTAAACTCCAGTCGTGTACAAATCGCGGAATGGAAAACTCAAAGATCCCAAATCTGATTCTCCACTTGACAATGGAATAAAATGTCCCGTGATTCTTTTATCTGAAGAAATTTCTAAACCTCCCCAAATCTGATTCTCCACTTGACAATGGAATAAAATGTCCCGTGATTCTTTTATCTGAAGAAATTTCTAAACCTCGACCGGAAATAGCGTCAAAAATAAAGCCTGACAATTCGGGCTTATCTAATTGTTTTATTCGGATAAAATTATCTGGCATACCTTAGACCTTTTTATTCATTACACTAATATATCATCATTGGGCTGAAACCATCATTCTTTTTTTCTAGTGTTTTAGTTATATCAAAGTAACATTTAACAAGCCAATTAGACAATACTAAAGCAGTATAATTGTCTTTTCTTGCTCGATTGGGGGAATTTGATCTTTTCAAGTGCTGAGGAAGCTCAAAAGATTGGTTGCCTCTGGCGGTGGTACTAAACTCCACTAAAGCGCATTGTTTTTTAGTTTGGTAAATTAAATTATCTAATTCTTCCAGAAAATCAATAAAACTCCAGTCTTTTTTAGATTCTGGTATTATCAAGTCTAGGGGAACTTTAGCGGAAGAGGATTCGTTAAAAAAAGACTCATCTCCGCACGTATTTGAAGCAAACCATACTCTTTTAAAATCTATATCACCTTGTAATTTTTCATTTGCTCTTCTTATAAATTCAGATTCAAAGACTTGAGGAAAAGCTATGCGTCTATTCTCTTGATTATATTGGCTTCTTGCTTTTCTTAATTCCGCTTCATAATCTGCTCCTTCTGCCACAGAATTAAATTCAAATACTTTGAGTTTTTCTGAGTCATTTTTAACAAATTCAGAATTATTATAACTATCTAAAAATATATCTGCGCCAGCATTATCCACAATCATCATTACAATATTAAAGTTAGTTAGTATATAATGTAAGTATTTTACATGGTTGCTCAAACCGCCCAACCCAGCATAGCAATGAACTAAAATTCCTTGTTTCTTTTCCTCATCCAATTCCATCACAGCCATAGCAAAATAGTCGGCGGAAGGGCTATCATTAAAATTTGGATCAACTGCTAAAACATATTTTTTCCCAGAAGAACCCCTTATTAAAGTGTGAGGTTTTTCAGATTTTAGAGTGCACTCTTCCATTTTTCTAAAACTAAAATAACTATCACTACCATCCGTAAACTGCGCGCAATATTCTCTTAAAAATGAAGAGTTTGAAGTTCCTCCGTTCTGCGCTTCTTCAATAATATTCTTGTCGATCATATCTTGAGGAACCGCTTCGTAACCCATTTGGGTAACAAAGTACTTTGAGTCTAAAATTGAGTCGTTTGTAATTTTGTTTGTCCAATCTTGATAAGTCTTATAAAGATTTTCAAAAGTATAGCTCGCAGAGGAGAGTGCGATCATTTTTGAATTATTAGGAAAAACTACCCGATCCTCTTCCTTCATCACTCCGCGAGCGATTAATCTATCCTCCTCTTCTCTAATCTCCATTCTTTCTTTAATATTTTGAGGAGCCACTAGAAATGGCATTAGTACGTTTTTAATTATATCTTCTGGAAGTAATAAAAACTCATCGAGTACAAGTACATTCGCACGAAAACCGCGAATCTTTTCTCCATTTAACGGAATTGCTTTTATTGATCCTCCGTTTATATCCCAGCTAAACTCGTCGCCGCGTCTTGATTTTGCTCCAAAACATTGAAATAAAAGCTCCGCGCCCTTGGCTTCTGAAAATTTTTCTATGTTATTAAAAATATTTCTTGCGGTTCTGAATGTGGGACCAGCGATTAATATTTTAGTGCCAGGTTCAAATATGCACTGTAAAAAACAAAATACCGAAGCGGAAAAAGATTTAGATAATCCGCGCCCAAGCACAAGCATGCTAAAATTTCTATTCATCATTCCCTTGATCATTATCTCTTGATAAGGGGCGAGCTTTATTCCCGAAATTAATTCTGTAGTAATTCCTATATTTGCTCGTAAAAATTTAGCTAAAGAAATTCTAGCGTCTCTTTCTTTTAAAGAGCCTTCTAATTTCAGCATCTCATCATTTACATTAGTGATGATTTTTTTATATTTATCTGGACAATACCACATTAAAGAGCTTTCATATCGTATGCGAGTTGCAAATCTATATTTTTATAAATACAATCGCATGTAAAAATTTTTTGAATTACTCTAGACGCCTCTTCGCGATTCTTTACAAACAGAAACTGAACGGAGGGATACTTTTGGATAATGTTTCTTACGTTATGAAAAACATACTCTGGAGTAACTTTAGTATTCTTTTGATAAACATAAAAAAGATCATTAAAATTTAAAGCATTGCTCAAAAATTCCTCCACTAAAACAATCAGATTAGCTTGCGCCTCCACGGACCTTTCTATTTCATTAATAAAACGATCATAGCCGCCACTTAAAGTACCAATAAAATCTGAAATTGATTTTCTTTCAATATAACATTCGCAGCTGGCTTTTTTATCACTAAAGGTATAATCTCCAAAATTTAATGTTTTGACCTCTGTGTATCTGCCTGGGAAAGATAATGGTTTTTGCTCGCGAGTATCAATGTGAATTTTTCCTATAATTTCTTTTGAAATAATTGGACCACCAAGCGGCTGATATTTGTTCTTAAACCCAAGGCTCTCACAAAATCTATAATAGTTTCCAAAATATTTATCGTAAGTTTGAATGGGCGGCATGAGCAAAGATCTTAATTCAACTTGACAAAAAGAGTATTGCGCTGATTTTTTATTTTTTCTATTAATTAATAATTCTTTAATATAATTTCTAACTTCTGGTTCCGGCTTTGATTCTATCCATTTTTTTAAATTTTCACGACTATTAAAATCTGTAGAAAAATATTGATCTTTATTTTTAAACCTTATAATTTCGCCCGATTGCATATCGTAGCGAGGATATTGAGTCTGATAATACTCAATGATTCTTAGATCATGCGCCTTGATGTGCTTATGAAGCCCAGCAGTTTCGGAAAAAGATTGATTGCAAATTTTACAAACATTATTCATTCAACAGCTCTCCCTCGGAAAGACCCATTATTTTACATTTGATTTCATCTAGCGAAGATAATCTATCGATTTCTTGTTTAACAATTTCTCTTCTTTTATTTGCTAGCTTGATCATTTGATCTCTTGAGTCTTTCTCTTTCCATAATTGGACGAGGTTAAGGATGCTTGCATTTTCTTTAATTTGCTTGCTGAGTCTTTCGCTTCTTTTAATTTTTAAATCATTAATAAGTTTTTGCTGGCGCGTAACGCACTGATTATACTCATTTCTGGCCGTATTTGAGGCTTCTATTAGGGTCATGGGAATTTTACCATCATTTTCAACCTGCGCGTCTATTTGAGCTTGAACCATCTGAATGGTTTTTTGTATATTGGAAGAAATTACCACTTCACTAGAAAGAATAATATACTGATCAACTTCTTCTTGGGTTAAATCTGGTTTATCAAAACAATATCTGATAAAAGAACTTTCAAAAAGGTCCCGGTCGGTTTGCGAAAGATAAGAGTTTATCTGATGAATAAATCTATAAGTGTGCAAATAAGCTATCAGCGTCATCAAAGAATTTTTTTGTTGAGCGGAAACTTGATCTTTATTTATTCCATCTAAAACATACCGATTAACTTTGTTTGAAATTTTTTCAAAAGTTTTTGGTGGACGATAATTACCTTCTGGAATCTCCTCAGTATCCGCATAAGAAACGATGTTTGGTAAAGATTTAATGTAATCATTAACCGATCTAGTTTCTATATTCAGATTTGAAAGCTTTTCGTTTTCAAATATAATTCGCGCAATATGTACCGCGCTCATTGTTGAGGCATTTTTTTCAATATACTCTTTATGCTCGCTGGTTAGATCAATGCGATCTTTGGGCTCATATTCTGTTCTTGATTTTGCTTTTAAATTTCTGCTGGCTAAAAAATCTTTGATTGCGCGGCCATAAGAGCTTCTCCCATCTTTTAAATCTTCTTCAATATCTGGAAAAATTAAAGAAGTTAGCTCTTTTATACCCGGAAGACTTTCATTGTCATTAGTGTTCCATATTTCGAGTACTTTGAGTTGCTGATCATTGGTGAGATCTATTTTTTTCATACCAGATCTATCTTATCTTCTCTGAGCGCTTTTTGAATTTTTTTTATTATGCTCTTTTTAATATTTTGTATTTGTTTGTATCCGGGCTTGCGATTCGCTTCGCAAGTTTTAAATTTCATTTTTTTAGCAACAGTTTCATCAGAATTTTTTTCTATAAAATAAAGCCTATAGAATTTATACTCATTCTCTTTTAATATTTTAGGCAATAAATTATTTAATTTTTCTATATTATGCTCTAGACTAAAAGACTCATCTTCTTGAGATTGAATATAGTTTGAATTCTCTTCTGTGGATTGGCATTTTCTAATGCTCAAAGCATGTTTTTTCGTCTTCTCCCATTTTGCATATAAGGGACACGCTGAACACTGCTCTTGATAAATACTACAAGCGTCTCCAGCTAAAGCTGCGCCGCATTTTATGCAGGGTTTAGAATAATTTCCATAATTGTTCCTTATTAAATTTTTAATTTGATTAGAAACGATTGCATTAATCCATGGCTCAAGTTTTTTAGAACTATCAAAAAGTTTCCATTTTTTGAAAATATGTATTTTTATAATTTGAGAAACATCCTCAAAATCAATCGCGGTAGACTCAGATAAAAACCATTTATTGCGATGTCTGTTTATTTCCGAATCAATCAGTCCTATGTGATCTTCAAATTTTAAATTATTTTTCAAGGGCTTCTAATTAAATCTTTAATTGAAGTACCTGTCATTTTTTCATAAGGGACCTCTATTTCGAAATCTATTTTAGAGGCGTTTCTTGCCAGCGAAAGGTTTATAGCTCCCTCGTCATCATTTTCAATTTCATTTTGAGAGTTTTTGACACTCGCAATGCTTGTTTTAACGGAAAAAGAATTTCCGCAATTTGGGCAAAACTTAGCAAAATCATCACTCTTATGACCACATTGAGTGCAATACTTCATAAAAAATTATATTAGATTATAATTAAAATTTATAATAAAAATAT